AGATCTGTAGGAAACATAGTTGCTATAAAAGATTATTCAGGTACTTTTCAAACAAATAATTTAACAATATCACCAAATGGATCTGATAAAATTGATGGTGTAAATGGTAATTCAATAATATCAACAGAAAATGCGTCTATAGTTTTAGTTTTTGCAGATTCAACAAGAGGTTGGTTAAATGTAAATGATTCTACAAACGTAGAAGGAGAAGCATATATTACAGCTACAGGTGGTACAATTACAACAGTTTGTACAAATTTTAAAGTCCATACATTTACTGGACCAGGAACATTTCAAGTTACTGGTGGTAGTGGTTCATTAGCTAAAGTAGATTATTTAGTAATTGCTGGTGGGGGAAGTGGAGGAATGAGAGGTGGTGGTGGTGGAGCTGGTGGTTATAGAGAATCATCTGGAGCAGATTCAGGTTGTTATTCAAGATCACCATTAGGAGCTTGTGTTTCATCTTTACCAGTTTCAATTCAAAGTTATTCGATTGCAGTAGGTGGAGGCGGTGCAGCAGTGGGACCCTCTCCAAATGCTCCTGGTAATGCAGGAGCAGTTTCAACTTTTTCAACAATCACGTCTGCAGGTGGTGGTTTTGGAGGTGGTTATGGAACTCCTCAATCAGGTGGTCCAGGTGGTTCTGGTGGGGGAGCACCCGGTAATGATAATGGTAATCCAGCAACACCAGCGGTACCAATAACGTCTAAAGGAACAGGAAATACACCTCCTGTATCTCCTCCGCAAGGTAATGATGGAGGACTTGGAATGAATGGGTGGTATTACTCTGGTGGAGGAGGTGGTGGAGCAACTTCAGCTGGTGGAAATGGAGGTGGTGGACCTGCTCAACCTAGTTCGGTAGGTGGACCAGGTGGAAATGGAGCAACTTCTTCAATTAATGCAACACCAACAACAAGAGGTGGAGGTGGTGGAGCAGCCGCTATTCAAACAGCAGGAACTGGTGGACCAGGTGGTGGTGGAGCAGGTTCAACTCCACCAGGAAATGGAACTGCAGGAACAGCTAATACTGGTGGTGGTGGAGGTGGAACACAATCTTCTCCAAACACTTCAGGTGCTGGAGGTTCAGGAATTGTAATAATAAGGTATAGGTTTCAATAGGTAAATTATGAGTGAAATAAAAGTAAATAAAATTAGTCCAAGAACAAATTGTGGAACAGTAACATTAGGAGATAGTGGAGACACTATTACAATTCCTAGTGGCGCAACAATAACAAATGCTGGAACAGCAAATGGTTTTGGAGCAACAGGTGCTGTTAACTGGCAAACAACAAAAAAAACAGCTAACTTTACTGCATCATCAGGCGAAGGATATTTTTGTGACACAGCGGCAGTAGGATCTTTTACTTTAACACTGCCTTCTTCTCCAAGCGCAGGAGATATTGTAGGTCTTAAAGATTATAATGGAAATTTTGCAACAGCTAATTTAATTATTGGTAGAGGTGGTTCTAATTTAGATGGAAATGCTGGTGATAAAACATTAAGCACAGATAATTTAAGTTTAACTTTAGTTTATGTAGATGCAACACAAGGTTGGGTGCCTATTGAAGAGGGAACAGGTTTTATTGGTCAAGTTCCAGCGTATATAACTGCAACAGGTGGAACAATAACAACAGTTTGTACAAATTTTAAAGTTCACACATTTACAGGCCCTGGAACTTTTTGTGTTTCTTGTGCAGGAAATAGTGGAGGATCAAATACAGTTTCTTATGTGGTAGTTGCTGGTGGTGGTGGCGGTGGAAAAAGTAGTAATGGTGGTTCTAGATATGGTGGTGGCGGAGGAGGTGCAGGTGGTTATAGAGAAAGTAAAGCATCGTCTGATTGTTATACAGCCCCTTGTGTTGCAGCTAGTGGGGGACTTCCAGTAGCAGTTTCGGGTTATCCTATTACTGTGGGTGGCGGTGGCCCTACAGGACCTGGATCAGGTGGTATTCCTGGAGGTAAAGGTTCAAATTCAGTATTCACAGGCACTTCAACAATTACTGCTGCGGGTGGTGGTGGAGGTACTTCAGATGAAGGAAATTGCAATGCAACTTGTAAAAATGGTGGTAGTGGCGGAGGTGGATCAGCACTCTCCGGAGCAAACCCAGCGGGTAATCCTGGAGGGACTGGAAACACTCCATCGACAAGCCCTGCTCAAGGAACACCAGGCTTTGCAGGTTCACCTAGCACAGGAGGTGCAGGTGGCGGAGGAGGTGCAGGTGGCCCTTCTTGTGCAACTCCATTTTCTTTAACTGGAAAAGATGGTTCAACAAGTTCAATTAATGGAACACCAACAGCAAGAGCTGGCGGAGGAGGTGGAGGATCACCTTCTGCAAACACACCAGGTGGACCTGGAGGTGGAGGTAGTTCAGGAATACCAGCAAGTGCGGGCACAGCTAATACTGGTGGTGGTGGCGGTGGATCTAATCATCAACCCCCATCTAGTCAACCAGGCGCAGCTGGTGGCAGTGGAATTGTTATAATAAGATATAGATTTCAAAATTAATATGTATTTACTAACTTTTAAAACTAATATATAAGGAGAAACATTATGGCACATTTTGCAAAACTAGGAGCGAACGGAAAAGTTATTCAAGTGTTAACTATGGATAATGATAAGATGTTAAACGCTGATGGTGTTGAAGATGAATCAGTAGGTCAACAGTGGTTAGAAACACACAACAACTGGCCTGCACAGATGTGGATTCAAACATCTTACAATACAGTAAGTAATACACATAACTCTGGTGATAACTCAAAAGCATTCAGAGGAAATTACGCAGGTATAGGTTATGAATGGGACGAAGATAATCAAATCTTTTGGCCTAAAAAACCTTATGCTTCTTGGGTAAAAAATACTACAACTGCTGGTTGGCAATCACCAATTGGTGATGCTCCTGCATTAACAGCAGAACAAGAATCACAAAATGAAGCTGATACTCACAGATGGGATTATATCTGGAATGAAGCTAATCAATCTTGGGACTTGACAGACAAAAACGCATAAATTAAAAAGGTATGTGGTATGCAAAAGAAAGTATTATCTGAAATAGCTTTATATTATGGCGATGTAGCAATGCCTAAAGGTTGGGACATTGATCGAGATAAGTTACAACAAGATATATTAAACTCACAAATTACCGATTCACCTTTTCCATTTTCACGAACATTCGATATGTTAAATACTTATATAAGAGATCATATAAATTTAGAGTATGGATTTAATTTAATTAACAAAGAAACGTGGGGCAATATGTATAAGCCTCAAGAGATTACAATTCCGTTATTAAATATAGATCCTGTTGATTTACGTAATTCACCAGATTATACATTTTTATATGGTGTAAAAGTTAAAAATTGTATGGTTCGAATACATTATGAAGACAATAGACGTAAAGGAAGAAGTTGGGATATACCATTAGAAAATAATATGTTTATTATGTTTCCATCAACTTGTATGTATTATTTAACAAACAATCAAAAAGATAGTTTAAATTTTGTACAAACAATAACTTATGAATATATCTAATTACTATTATTATTTTACCGGTGTGTTAACACCTAAATTTTGTGATGAAGTAATACGATATGCTAATGCACAAAAAGAAGTTATGGCTAGGACTGGTGGGTATGGAGATGGAAAACTAAAAGAAGATGAAGTAAAAAATATGCAGCGTAAAAGAAAATCAGATTTAGTATGGCTAAACGATACTTGGATATATAAAGAATTACATCCATATGTTCACCAAGCTAATAAAGCAGCCGGTTGGAACTACGATTGGGAAAGATCAGAGTCTTGTCAGTTTACAAAATATAAATTAAATCAATACTACGATTGGCATTGTGATAGTTGGGATAAACCTTATGACAAAGAAGGACCAGAAAAAGGTATGATTAGAAAATTATCTATGACCTGTCAATTAACAGATGGGTCAGAATACCAAGGTGGTGAATTAGAATTTGATTTTAGAAACTATGATCCACATATGAGAGACGAATCAAAACATAGAGTACAATGTAAAGAAATATTACCAAAAGGATCTATCATTATATTTCCTAGTTTTGTGTGGCATAGAGTTAAACCAGTAAGATCAGGCACAAGATATAGTCTTGTAGTATGGCATTTAGGGAGACCTTTTAAATAATGTTTATAAATAGTTATTTTCCAACTGTAGTATGGAGTGAAGAAAAACCAGAGTTTGTAAAATCTTTAAACAAAGCTTCTAACAAATATATTCAAGAAGCTCGTAAAACTAGAAAAAATTACATAAAAAAATATGGCGACTTTGGAACAAGTTATCACTCAACACAATTACTTACAGACAATGATTTTTTAGATTTTAGAAATTACATCGGTCAAAAATCTTGGGAGTATTTAGATCATCAAGGTTATGACATGTCTAAATACACAACTATGTTTAGTGAAATGTGGGTGCAAGAGTTTGCTAAAAAAGGTGGGGGACATCATTCTGCGCACATACATTGGAATCAACATGTATCAGGTTTTTATTTTTTAAAGTGTAGTGATAAAACATCATACCCTGTCTTTCACGAACCAAAGACTGGTGCAAGAACAACTAAACTACATATGAAACCAGATTTAAAAGGTGTATGGGGAGGTCACGAACAATTTCATATGAAACCTAAACCAGGAACATTAATTATATTTCCTGGATATTTAGAACATGAGTATGCAGTTGATCACGGTATAGAACCTTTCAGATTTATACATTGGAATATACAAGCGGTGCCAAAAGAAATGGCTAAAGATGTTTAAAAAGAAAAAGTACACAATTATTCGTCAGGCAATATCAAAAGATCTAGCATCTTTTGTTGCAAATTATTTTTTAATGCAAAAACAAGTTTATGATACTTGTAGACAAGCAAAATATTTTTCTCCCTTTGAAACTATACTTGGATATTATGAAGGTGAAAATGAACAAATCCCAAATACTTATTCTCAATATGCAAACATGGCTATGGAAACTTTATTACTTAAATGTCAACCAGGCATGGAAAAAGCTACCGGATTAAAATTGTATCCTGCATATACTTACGCAAGAATTTATAAAAAAGGTGATGAATTAAAAAGACATAAAGATAGATTTAGTTGTGAGATATCAACCACTATGAATTTAGGTGGTGATGATTGGCCAATATATTTAAGCCCAAATGAAAATGTTGGTGCACCAGATGGTAAAAATATTACGGCAGCTAGTAAATCAAAAGGAGTTAGAGTCGATTTAAAACCAGGAGATATGTTGGTTTATAGAGGAGTAGAATTAGAGCATTGGAGAGAATCT